GCGTGCATATATTCATAATTGGCAGGATCAAATAAGATACCGTCAGAACTCCATGTTGGTTTTTCTGTTCCTTCTGATGCCTGAATTAAATCTTTAGTTGTTCCAAGGTGATCCGACCATTCAGATACTTGATTACTCCCATCATGAATAACATCATCCTGATCGTCTGCTATGTACCACGCAACAGTATGCCCATCTGAAGTTAAAAATGATGGCACTTCCCCTGGCTCTTCTTCTTCAGTAACAACTCTAAACTGATGAGAAACAACACCCGTACTTATTTGACCACTTAAAGTAAATGTCAGTAATAGTCCTATGAAAATCAATAGCTTTTTCATTAGTCCTCAAGTCTCCCGATTAGTTCCCATCTATTCGTTCCTCTTTTAATAAGTTGCACCCATGAATGTCTCGTTTGCATAGTAACAGAATCTTTTGGACACTCAAATACAACGCCAGAAGCAGGAGTAAATTTAAGTGGTCCCGCCCCGTCTTGCTTAACTATTATCTGTGATCCTACTGGGAAAGCCACACTTGAATTAAGAGGAACTGTAAACTCTTGAAAGGTTGCATGATAACCCCTTATTGTCCGACCTGCATCAGCCAATACAAAAGTGTAGGTAGTTGCTGTTATCCTTAAAGTATCGGTAACAAGTTTATTTATTTTTGTTGCAAGTCCTGTTACCCCATCATAACGTGACATATAACCATCATCATAATTTACTGAATCAGCTAATGCCACACCGTCCTCTGCATCGCCCCTGATAGCATTCAGACTGTCTGCAATTACATCCCTCACCTCCGCTGTTGTGGAATAATGTGTAAGCATATTAGCCGTATCTGATGCGCTTATTCCCGTTGCTTCGCCCAAGTCAGTTATTTTAGCATAGTGAATCAACATATTTGCTGTATCACTGATATTAAGTTTTAATCCCACTGCTACTATTTTTGCATAATGCGCTAACATTGCGGATGTATCAGATTTAGATAGTTTATATGTCAAATTAACATCAGTAGCATATTTTGTAAGCATAGAGGCTGTATCAGATTTTAATAACCTGAGATTTAATGCAGTTATCTTAGCGTAATGTTCTAACATGGAGGCAGTATCTGCTTTATTAATATAATCTTCAAGCATTGCAGCCGTATCAGCAGGAGCTATTCCTCCAGTCTGGGCAGTCCATGATGTTACTCCATTACCATCTGTCTTTAGAACATAATTATTTGTTCCATTGTTCGCCGGAAGTTGAAATATTGTTCCAGTACCAGCAATAGAAGGAACTCTTAAAACAGCAGTCCCACTTGTTATGCCATAAAGAGTTATTGAACCAGTAGAAACAGCTACTTTCCCTATATAAAAAGGATAAGTATATCTATTTTGGTTTTGTGCTATACATATTACTGTAATAAAAAGACTAATTAGTAATATAAAAAATTTTTTCATTTTAATGTTCTTATTTTAAGTTTGATATATGTTCTCCCAGTCTAGGTCCTCAACACCAGCATATCCAGTCACTGTTAATGTTTGATCAATATGATATGATGTCCCAACTATTCTATGTCTATATAAATTATCTGGATCTATTATAATGCTATCCTCTGATGGATCAATATATACAATAGTCTCCCAAGTAGATCCACCATCACTAGAATATTCAAGAACATACTTACTTATTGCATAATTCATGCCTCTTCTATAGGATGTGAGTCCACTAGTTAGTATAATCCACGTAGTTTCCTGTACTAATGATATACAAAGGCCTACTCCAATACCTATACCTATAGCTATACCCATGATTTATTAATTACTAAAAACAAATAACTATATCAGTAGCACTAGTCCCATTCCCTATATCTCCAACCCTAACAACATAAATTGGTAAGAATGAACCAGACGGTATATTTTTAAATACTACATAACTAGTTGGATCTGATGTTTTAGCGTCAGGGTTATCTGCTGGTATAACAGCCACATCGCCACCAACGCCAATATACAATAATCCCTTGGGATATATAATCTCACTTGCTATTGTAACAGCCGAAGCTTTAGCAGGTTGGAAATTAACACCCAATCCATTAGCCCCAGTTACAGAAATCGGTCCTTCTACTTTAACTATTCTATCTGCCATTTTCGTAAATTTATTTTTGCAAAGATACAAAATAATATTTTTATAACAAAATAATTTATAATATATTTCGCGTCTTTATAGTCTTAACATTAAAGTAATCTAAAATAAAATAATAAAAAAAGGGAGATCAAACTCCCTTTATATTAATTATCAGTACATATTATGCTAATGTGCACCCAGAATTTTCGATACATCTCCATCCTAGATTTTGCATTGCTATTAATATAACATAATCACCAGCATCACCAAGAGTAATAGTTGCAAGACCAGCGCTACCAGAAACAGTAATAACGGAATCACTACCACCATCTACGGCCAATAGTATTTTCTTTAATACCCCTGGCAATGAAGATGCGGCTAACGTAGTCGCATTAGCACCACCAGCTCCTGTTGTTATAGCTGTTAGGTATGTCGCAGTATTAATAGCTGTATTAGGACCAGCAGCTGTAGTAGTGAGATCCTGTTGAATAGCCTGATTTATATACGGGACCTCAAATGATGTCATGGCCCAATGGCGTAAACCACCATCAAGATGCTGAACACCATCAACAATAACACCAGCATCCGTTGTTACTTCAGCTATAGTGTCAGTCTTAATGGAGGTATCAGACGGTCTTAATGCGTCTAAATCGTCTTTTAGTTTATTATAATCGGCAGCAACAACAAGTTTTTGAGTCATCTTATTCGGCTCCATAGACGTGTTGAGCGTCGTCATTTTTGTAGATTTCATTCTTATAAAGTTTAAGTAAAGGGAGATTTCTCTCCCTTTTATTATTAGAAACCAAATACAGTAGCTACGTTAGCATCAGCAGCAGCTATAGTCACAATCATAAGAGTTGTGTATGAATCTGCTGTTCCACCAATCGTTTCAGTACTATTGTCTTTAAATCTAAGGCTATGTATATAAGTATATGTATCAGCACTTGAGGCATTAGAAGTGAAACTAACTGGCCATTCTGCTATCCTATAAGCCTCACGTCTATTATTCTGGAGCTCCCAGTCAAGTTGTGCGACTTGCTTGTATGTACCCTCACCTACCTTAGCCTGTGTGTCAAGTCTAACTTCAGTAGTACTGAAATCAGGAGAAACACCAACTGTGAAGAAGATAAGGTTAATACCATATTTACCAAGCTCAAAAGGAGCATCTGTATCATTTCCCGTGAATACTAAGCCCCATTTAGTAGTAGCAGCTTCAGCGTTAGCCTTACGGATAACTGTAGCATCAAATGTACCTTCTACATATGTGCCAGAAGCATTAGTAACGGGTCTATCAAGCTCTATAAGGTCAGTACTGTCGTGAGCCAAAGTTGTTTTAACAACACGATATACAGGAGATGCAACAGTAGGAGCTACACCAGCAGCGCCAAGTCTAATGCAATCACCGATAACAGGTACTTCGTTTGTGCTATAGTCTGAGTCAGTTTTAAAGGTAAGATACTTGCTTCCTTTGACAACATAAACGTCATCATCAAAACAGTCACCATTAACTTGAGCATAACTACATACAGCCTTAACAACCACTCTAGGGAATGCATCCTTAGCAAGGTTAGCGGCCAAATTATCTGCAAGACCTATAGCAATATTGTAATTAGTGGCGGTTGCCCCAGCTACATATGAACCATATTTATACAGACGTTTATTACCAACCATCTTGGTAAGATCCCTAAATCCTAGGGTTACGAGATAATTACCTAAATTTGTAGGTACTATATCGCCATCAGTTCCATTATAACCTATACTTGATACTTGTGGAGTCAATGCAGCTACGGCTCTTTTGCTTTTGCTGATAAGATTAGACCAAGTAAACATAGGAGATTTTACTACTTTACCAGCAGCATTCATGTACAACACTTCAAACTGATCACCAGCTACGAGAGCTGAAGCATCACAGAGTTGTTCACCGATTCTACGTACACCCATATACCTAGCAGTAGCAGGAGCGGCAGTCGTGGCCAGAGCTGCTATATCTACAAATAAATAGGTAACATCTTTTTGTGCAATCATTGTTTTTTGTTTTTAAAATTAATATTCAATTTAGTTCTCATCAAATTTCTTTTCTGCGGCAGAGATCTCATAACCACCATCCTCAAGAGAGGATTTGATTATTTTTATAGATTCGCCAATTATTTCATCCTGGAATGATTCATCTACTATCTCGCAATCAACCTGGCTTCCAGGAGTACCAACGTTAACTACTATATTCTCTGGATACTTAAGATATGAAATAATATAATCAGCTATAACATATGGATAGGGATATATTATCTCAACAGACGGACTTCCACTTTCTAATTTAGAATCCATCCTCCAAACCATCTCTTCATATGGCTTCTTGTATCTATTCTTATAATTCTTTAAATAATAATCATAAGAGATAGGAAGTACAAGAATAGGACCAGTCGTTACAGCAGTCCAGAAGTTAGTTATATATACTTGCTCTTCTAATAACCTACCAACAGTTACCGGTAATGTAAAAAACATCCCAGTTAATAAGTTAGTAACGCTATGAGAATAATCTGTTATAGTAGGATCAACAGTTGGTATAATACCCCCCTCTAAATAACTAGCCCCATAAACCAATGGAGAGAGAATCCTCTTTACCTTTTCGTTAGTGTCAAATAACTTAGCATAATCCCTAAATACTCTACGTTGCGCTCTGTTAATAATGGAGCTTATCTGAGTATCATTATATCCAGGAGCAGCTCCCGCATAGAGACTATCTACGCCAACAAGAATATTATACCTAAGTGTGTTCGCTGTCATTATTTCTTATTATTCTTAACCCTATCTTCAACAAGTAATTTAGACTGTTGATTCTTAGGATTATTAAAATATTCAATAGCTTGCGTCAAATCATATCCTATAACATCTCCTGACCTAAGTTTATATGTGCTACCCTCTATAAAGACCTCTCCAAGTTCTAACGCATCCATAACAAATACCTTCACATCGAAATCTTTATCACTAGCAACCTTTATAAACTCATCTATATTAGGCTGTCCAGGAACTTTAGCCCTCTGCTCTATAATCTTTACAAGCTCAGACTTAAGCCATTTAGTACTACCATCAGGTGGAATCTTCTTCCCAAGTAACCTAAGTACGTTAGCCATTCTCGTGCTAGACTTACTTATATTAGCAAAGAGCTTAGAGGCCTCTTCAAACCTATCAGATATTTTAACGTTAGCATCCAACTCTTCATCTTCACTAACGATATAGAACGTATGTTGAAGTACGTTTATCATATTCTTGCTATTGGCTACAGTATTCGATACTTTTAAAACTCTATAAGCAAGATTATCTTCTATATTTGATAAGTCTAAAGTCTTCCCTTTCTTATCAAGAATGACCCTAAAGTCCTTCCAGAAACTCTTTTCTTTATTTTGAAATGATAGATCTCCTTTATTAAGACCCATCTTATCTTCAAACCATCGTTGTTCTTCTTCTGTTAAAATAGGAACCAATCTATCGTATTGATTCGTTGGGCATTGGAATATCTGCTTACAACCAGTGTATAATGTACTACCATCGCTGTCTTTTGAAAATCCTGTCCTATATTTCTGTACTACTTTAACATTAATTTTTTTATTCTCTAAAAAATTTACATCTTCCATTTTAACTCCGTTATTTAATTATTACTCTTCTCCTAGTTTATCTTATTTGTTTATTTTATTTGCTTTAGTAAGGTTTTCTTCTGCCCATAATGGTTGTAGATTTTCTAATCTTGATAATCTAATCCCATCTTCTAGATCTTTTGCAGATGATATTGGAATAATGTGATCAATATGCCACTCCCCATAATTATCCCAATTCATCCCCTCTTTAAATTGTTTTTCAATATGTTGTTTTAATTCTAGTGGTGAATAACCAAGAATTTCGTTTGTTGTTATATTTTTATTAATACTTATTACATTAAACATTCTCCTAACCATTCCCCTACAAATTTGTCCTAATCTATATACATCACTATTTTTGTATCTCTTTCTTGTATAACTATTAATTCTTTCTGAATTATTTTTCCTATATTCTTTTTGTTTATTATATATTATTACCTTATTCTTTTCTATATATTCTTTGTGCTTTATTTTAATCTTTTCTAAATTATCCTGTCTGTATTTTCTTTGTTTGGCAAGAATTATTTCTCTATTTTCCTTATAGCTCCTAATCTTTGATTCTCTTATGGAATTTTGATGAGACGCTCTGTATTCTGCCGCTTTACTAATCAATTTCTCATGATTATTTTTATACCTTTCGGCATCTCTTTGTCTGTAATATTCTAAGTTATTTTTTCTTTTATTATTAGCGCATTCTCTACAAATTGCACAATGACCATCAGGTATTTTTGAATTTAAATTAAAATTATTAAATTCTTTTGCTTGCTTACATTTACTACACCATTTGAATCCCAGCTCAAGCAAATAACTTCTTTCTTTATTCGTAATCTTCTTCCCTTTAATTTGAAATTCCATAATCTTAATCTTAAATTGTAGTGTGGAAGAACTATTCAACCACACTACAAAGATAAGTATTATTTATGACATTACCAAATAAATGGTAAGAAATCTTATGCTAATGCGCTAGGAATCCACTCTCCCATCCTCATGGGGTTGCGGACCATAATGCCAAGCCAGTCTGCTTTATGAATCTCATATCCATCAACAGGGGTAACCATTACTTTCGGTTTACCTTTTCCACCTGTTGAGAAAGGATCACGAAGACCTGGGATATACCCATGCTCTTCAGGCTGTCCTTTAATTCTAACCTGTTGGATATTCGGATGTGCACCAGCTGTACCAAAGTCCATGATAGTCAACCTACGTGATTCCCATGTACCTCCTTCAGGATGCATCAGTTTATTTCTGGTCTCATTATCATAGTCAGGAATATGAATGAAATCAAATTCCACGCCATTGATGTCGGCCATGCTGATGTACTGAGGTTTGGTATATCTAGCTTTCGGTCCACCAGTAAGTGCGTCAACCCTGTTATAGGTGATAGCAGCTGCACCAGCGTAAGCTTCGATAGCCGCGCTAATCATCGCTAATCCATATTCACCAGTACCAATGACAAACTTCCTACGGTCTTCTGGTAATTTACCAACAGACAGTCCGAGAGCATATCTTACAAGGTTCTGGATATTGAATGAATTGTAGAAAAACATGTTTGCAGGGGCAATCTGCTCACGAAGACCAAGACCAGCTTTTATTTCAAAGCCACTCGATCCAAACTGATTGTAATTGCCATCTGCTGTTTTGTTACCAGTTCCATAAAACAAAAGGCGAGCCTTCTCTCTACGGAATGATTTCATAAATTCCCAGTCCAACTTGTTAAGCCAGCTAGTGTGCTGTACGCCATCCTGATCAGCAAATGTGAATGCAAGAGGGTTATTAGCACCTTTAAGAATCATGTTACCAGGAACAGTGTGTTTCTTTCTAAGCATTGAAAGACGGTTACTCATCTTGAACGGTGAGGTAAAACTAATGTCAGAAGCGTCTTTCGACAGAGTCTGCTCACTAATTGAATACTCAACACTCCACAGAGTACCAGCGATCAATTCTTCGTAAGGTATAAATGCATCAACGTTTCCTGTAAACAATTCGCATTCATAAAGGAAACCAGTACTAAACGGTTCACCTTCTTTTTTAATCCTTACCTTATATAGGTCTGGTTTGTTACCAACTATTACGTTTGTCACGAAAAATAGCTTCTCGGGGAACAACATATAGAAGGTAGTTCCATTCTTACCAACCTGATCATTAGCTGTGATAGCCGTGAGGGTCGGAGTAGCTTCTTTAACAAAGCATCCAGTAAGTGGAATATTCTTCTCATCTGATCCCTGTAACATCCATTCGTACTCCCTATCATCCTCGATCTCAAATGTCGGGTATTTGTTAAGGAGAGTAAGCATATCGTCTGCAAGGTTAACTTCATACAACCTCTCAATATACTGAGATATCTGGATAGGCTTCTCCTGAAAGAGCTGTCCTAGGTTGTTTTCGGTAACCAAGCCAGAGAAATCTTTAGGTTCATAAACTTGATTTGGAAAAACTTTCATTTTAATATAGTATTAATTGTGTGTTAAATGTGATAGGTCTTTTCTAGACCTTTAAGGAAATTAAGACTAGCTTTCTTTAGTGGCTCAGCACCCTTTTCGTGATCTTCAAAGTGTGTGTTATCCATCTCAGATACAGCCTCTTCAAATTGCTTAGTAGCATCTTTCTTTCCCTTTTCAGCAAGTTTTGTAAAATCCGTAAAGCCTTTTGTTATCTCGAATAAGTAATGTAACTTCATCTCGAACTCTACAGGATTCTCCATCCTAGCTGCGACTATTCTATTTACTGCACGCCCATTCTGATCATAGCCAACTGGCGTAGTCATTGAAGCAAAGATATTGTTTTTAATCTTATCATTTAACTTCAGCCCAGGGATTATCTCGGCAGTTGTTTTTACCTTTTCCTGGAGAGCGACCAACTCTTTCTTTCTGTTCTCTTCATCAGCCTTACGTTGACTAGCTATTGTCTTTAGCTCATTAGCCTTTTCAGCTTCTATCATCGTCTTAAGTTCATCATATGAACTCTTGGCCTCATCTTCTAATTCACCTTTATCTTCATAATCATTAACAACTTTAGCTATCTTTGTTTCAGAAAACTTAGTTGTACGTTTAAGATAATCAGTGACTAGTCTTTTTTGTAAAGTAACATCTTCTTCTATATTCTCAGGTGTCACCTTGGCAATCTCTGTCTCAGACCTATCTATCTGTAAGAGTTTCTCAAAAGGAACTCCTTCTTCATAGTTATTAATGAGATTCTTTATACGTTCTGGCAACGACTCTTTATAGCCATCAACAGCCCCAATTATCTCATTAACCATGGCTTCCTTCAGCGCATCCGCTGTACCATCAAAAGACTTTACATCTAAATTTGGAAGAACCCCCTCGTCCACAAGCAATTGAGCATACGGAGTCAATGGAGAAGAAGTTTTGCTTTTGCTTTTTTGAGGAGAATTTTCTATGTCAGACGAGGGTTCTTCCGGAGTATCTTTTTCTTCCACCTCTTCCTCTTCATCCTCTACTTCTTCTTGTTTATCAATATCTAAATCAATTAGATTCTTTTCTTGTTCAGCTATTGCTTTCTTTTCGGCAATCTCTTTTTCACTCGTTCTTTGTGGAATGATCTCTTCTGGATACATTCCATCGTTCGCTGTCTCTACCTCTATTGGCTGAGAACTAAGCAGTGAGTCTAAACTCACGTCAAATATACTACTTTTCTTCTCCATTTTATTTTAAATCTCCATTTAATATCGCAAAGGTAATATTTATTATTATAACTTCCAAATATTTTGGCATATTTCTTTGCACGTTATAAGCTTAAGTTAATTATCTTCCTGGTATACTTACTAAAATATCCTTACTTTTAGGCAAACTTGTTTTTCTCTCTCTAGAGATAGATCCACAATCCAAACACTTGTGTAGTTTATATTGAGCAGTCTGTGTATAATAATGTCCATCCTCCTCTATCATATTAGAACTACCACAATGAGGGCATACAGCTACGTCAGAATTACTCCATAAATTAAAGTTAGGATGTGTCTTTATAAACGGTCTCATCTTAAGATATACCTCTTCAAGAACAACAACGTCCTGTCTATTATATATCTCTAATTGTTTTAAAGCCTCATCATCACCCTTCATACATCTAACCCACAATGCAAGTCCTGTATCCATCTTTCTCTCTAATCCTAGTGTCTGAGCTAGATAATCTAACCTATTACTAGAAAAACCAAACTCTTTCTTAGCTACCTCTAATGTATCTACCTGTAGGTATGGTCTAGTCGGAGGTAACCCATTAACAAGAAACCTAGCTCTTATCTTTGGCATATCAAACTTCTTACCGTTATGCGTACATATAACATCTGCTTGATTTATTAAAAACCATAATGTCTCCACTATACGCTTGTCATTTTCCTCTAGAACCTCACTACCTTTTAAACCCTGAGACAAAACAACCAAGTCTCCTTGCCACCTAGCAGCCCATGATAGCATAAACCAATCAGAAATTATTGCTGGAATAGAAATATCTTGCTTCCATAATCTCCATACATATGCTTTTATTGGTGCTGTCTCTATATCTAAAAATAATACTTTAGGTTTTTTTATTTCTTTTATCTCTGATCGTCTGACTATCTTTTTTGCTTCTGCTATATCCTCCTTACTACAATCAAACCACTTACTCAACTTTCCTTTTCCCATCTCAAGCAGATATCTCTTCTGCGACATCTTATTCACAACCTCTTCTCTCGTCATTACACCTTGGTTTTTGGTTTATTTTTCTCAACCTCTTTATTATGTCTAGTAGCTTCCTCTTCCTTTGCCATATTAACACGCTTATTCTCAGCTATCTTCTCTTTTTCCAAAGCAATCTTATTCTCATGTTCTTGTATCTTTAACATAAGATCTTGCTCTCCACCTTTAGATTCATTCTGAAGTACAGCTATCTGCCATTGCATATCAACCTCATACTTCTTCATCTCCCTATCTAATTCTTTTTGCTGAGCCTCATTCTGCATAATCTGATTCTGTAATGCGAGTTTCTTTTCCTCCATTGCATTAGCACTCTCAGCTTGCTGATCTTCAGCTTCTTCTAATATACGTGTCATTTCGGCAATACTCTCTGACTTAATAGCATTAACCAACACGGAAGCAGAAGAACCATTCTGTACCATAGACTGAGCTAAGCTCTCTATAGTCTGACGTATCTTCATATCATCCTGTGTGGAACTAACAAATATATCAAAATCTGTATATACAAGATCATCTCCATCAAAATCCAATAATACCCTAGACATATCATCTAGAACAAAATCAGCCTTGACATTCTTACCCTTGTATATTTGCTTGGCTATATCGACACATGCCTGTAGAACTCTACGTTTAGTGTCTTCGTGAATAGTAAACCACCTCTCTGTGATATGTGACGACTGTGTTACAGCTCTTTCTATACCACCTTTAGTTTCTCTATTCTCTATATTACCTTCTCTTTGCTTTGTAACCCCAGCAATAGTACCCAATTGTGTCTCTATATACTGCAACATAGCAATATTCTGTTGTATAAAGTTGCCTATCTCAGGACTTATGGCCTTATTGGTAGTGTTAAAACTACCAGCTAATTTACCAGTTGCGGCTCCTTTCTTACCCTCATTCCATGGGTCTATAACCATATAACCCAACACATGCATGTAATACATCCACTTATCAAGTTCCCAATCATCTGGTATCTTAGATGTATCTATCTCTATTATAGGGCCACCAAACCTAGCACATAATAGCTCAAGCCTTCGCATGTACACATTATATGCAAATTGGAATGGTTTCATTCTACTCATCATGGATATACCACAATCAGTACCTATAAAGCCAAGATCGCACTTAGACTTATTATTAATATATCTACGTTGATATTTACGTGGACCATACTTAACATATATCCTACCAGCAAGTTTAACACCTTCATATGCTTCATTAATCCATTTCCATTTAATAGTCTCTCCATTCTCAGGATTAACCTTATAATTCTCAGAAACCCATTTTACTTGTTCATCACCAAACTCATCAAAATAGGTTAACTTACCTACTTTTCTCCTACCTCTCCAACGCGTACGAACGGTACGAACATTACCCTTATCATCAAATGGGCCAACATATCCATAGTTAGACATCTCATTGTCAACCTCAAGTAACCTAGGATCATCATCAGATAGATTGACAGGAAAGTAAAGTCTAGGATTGACATAGTTATAATTAAGAACACCCTCGTCCCTTTTTACGGCTATACCCCCCTCTAAGTACTTAATATCTTCATCACTAAGATAATCATAGAACTCATCTATCAACTTACCAACAGGCTGATAATGTATCTGTATGATAATATCAGCGTCCTCTATTTTAAAGTCATTTGTATAACCTAGCGTATGTATCTGTCTTGGATCGCACTTCTCAACAACAACCTCACTGTTTACCTCATCAACTCTATAGATCTCTCTACTGGTGACAAGGTGATCTATCATCCCATCATTGAACTTTTTCTTTAATACTTGCTCCCTATAAATATAACTAAGCAATCTAGAAGCTGTCAACTCATGTGAGTCTTTCCAGTTATATTTAAGATACTTACCAAGTTTAGCTATCTTTTTCTTGGCTTCTTCTTCACTATAATTAGGATTAACTAACTCCTGCTCTACAAGTTGCATTATCATCTCCTGTTGCTGATCTTGTTTAGCTGATACAGCAGACTCATTAGTACTACGTATCATCCAAGAGTCCTTCCTCATAAACTCCTCTCCAACCAATAAGTCTATCTTGGGAGCACAGATAGGATAATTCCTTGTCTCTGATGGAAATGTTATACCATCAAGATCCATCGGATTAAACATCTTCTCTAGATCGTCAGGTACAGCAATGCCTTTGTATACATTAAGATTAGACTCTATATCTATCTGTTTGGTTCTACTAAGACCACTTCTGTAATATAACATTGTCTCACAAGCATCTATACACTTCTTGTAAAATAGGTCACCCTTTTCTTTTGTTGCGATCTTTTGCTGAGGAAAAAATATTTGATTATATGCGCCAATTATATCCATAATGAAAATTTTCTACAAAAGTAATCAATATAAGTATGATAACAAAATAATCAACAAAATATTTTTAACCGTTATAGTCTTAACCACTATCATAGCTAATATTATTTTTTAAAACTCATGGAACTTTGGAAAGGAGTTAGCTTTTTAGTCTTGTAAGCCTTGTCCCAAAATGAACTCTGTGTTACCACCTGTATCTTCTTGTTAAAAGCATTCTTAGATAGGTTTATCTTATCCTCTCGAAGTATCATTAATAATATCATTGAAGACACCCTATCCACGTTTATCTCACTATTATAGGCTAACATCTCCTGTAAAAGAGCTGGAGACCTAATAGTACTTAAATTTCTTATATAATTAGAATCATCTTCTATATCCATATTACCCTGATCGTAAGATTTACAGTTAATATAATTAAGCAACAACTCTAACCCCCAGTTAATAATAGGAGTAGTACAGTTAGTACCCTTAGTTTGATTACCAATAGCTCCAGCATTCTTAACTAACCCCTTCTCTGTCAATATCTCAGGCTGATCACACAATAGATGCAATGATGTATGTCTTTTCATGTGAGGATAGAACCCCTTGAGGTTCCTCTCATAGTTACATATAGCATTGTAAAATATCAAACAACGTCTCCATTGCTCATAGAAATCCTCTGCAAGCTTAGTCCTACCAGTATATTCACACACAATCCTATCTGTCCACGCGTCTAATATAAAACCCGATAATAGTGAATGATCAACGTCATCACCACCATCATTATCTACAGGGTCAAGAGATGCAAGATACCTACCATAAGGGGGTTTCATTGTCGCATCAATCTTGGGTAACTCCCATATCTCTATAGCTGTATCAAGAACATCACCTCTCCTATGAGGAAACTCTCTTAACACAGGCTTTTCTGACACATTCCAATCAACCTTACCATCTTTAATATAAAACTCAACCTTCCAACTAGCGTCTAACACCCTCTTATCGTTCTCTATAGAAGCTAAATGTTCCCTTAGATCATCTATGGGAAAGAAATTACCCTCTACTGTAAGAAATATATCTGATGGTTTGAGAGGTTTGTTGATAATCTCAGCCATATATCGCCTTCTATTACCAGATTTCTTAGCCTTATCTATCTCCTCATCTATATATATCCTAGCATTAGTCTCGTCAGTAATCCTATTCTCCCCCTTCTTAAACTTATTAATTGTATGAGTACCAGGAATAAAATAACCTATCTTTCCTTTATTCTCCCATATATCATCAAAAGACAGACAGTTAAATTCCTCAGGATTGTAAAATATCTCCTTTGTATAAGTAACAGCTCCGTGTGTACTAAGACCACCAGTGCCAAGCCCATATATAACTAAATTCTTATAGTCAGATGATGCTTGTGTTGACTCCAACGCACCCCAGACTTCAATAATATTATTGAGGAAGCCAACTTCCTCAAGGAAGGCCCTATTGGGCCTAGTACCGTTAGCAGCCAAAGGATCATCCATAAATGTCCTATGGTTTATAACTGATCCAACTGCAGAAGTCAATGTCTTACCAGAAGCTAATGAACCAGTAAAACTAGTGAATAAAGGAGATGGATATATCTCTCCATTAATAATCTGCCTATCAGGTAGATGCTCTATTGCTATCTTTACCTTCTTTAACAAGTCATCACTATACTTACTCTCTACAGCACCAACAACAGTGTCTGATGTCAGTGGGGTTCCATCCTTCTTACTTTCTAGATATAGATCGTAATTATATGCACCATCAAATAGGAAGTTATGTAATATAAGGGCACTAGCCCAATATGACTTACCACCACCCCTAGCCTCTAGATCTATTACGTTCTTAGCCTGATTCATATACAATGGCCTACCCATGTCTCCATTATGTATCCTTCTAAGATAATCTCTTGCTGGAATATATGATTTTGTTGCTAACTGATCTTCAGTTATCCATCCAAACTTCAAAGCTTTCTCTTTCTCTGGGCCAAACCTTCTATCACACGTATATAACGGATCATTACTAAACCCAGAGAAACCCAGTGCCTCCTCATATATATAGCCTCTTTCCCATTCTATATCCCTAAGCCATGGCTTACCTATACGCCTAGAACCAGAACCTTCCTCCTCAAACCTTATAGTGTGGAAGTTACAATAATAATATAATGGCCCTGGCATCCATTTACCACCTGACCAATATCCTTCTATACACGCAGTCTTCTGTCTTCTCCAGAAGGCACTCCTATCGTAATGCTGTGATATAGCATGGAACTTAGATATCTCTGATAATAAAAAGTTATTATTATTTATCATTGCTCCCAAAATATATTAATATAGAAACGAGAGGTATTAGTTATAAAGTCTTCAAAGAGCTTCTTAACAGCATAATCGTAATCACCATCTATCCTTCTTTTAATGAAGAAGTTACCTATTGTCATCTTTACATATTCACCATCATCATCAAACTTTATACTCTTATAATCTAACCCAACAGACTTTATAAAACTACTAACCTTATCTTTATCCATATTATATCTCGTTTGAATCATTTAGTGATTTAATCTTATTACCTTTACCACGCTTAATCTCATCATCCTCTATCTCTTTCTTTATCTTATAAAAGTCAGAATACATCTTAGGCGTAGTAGAGAAGGCCTTGTCTAACTGTTCAGCAGTACCCTTGACAACAATAAACTGACTAGTCCTACTCTTCACATTATCTCCACCCTCATCAGTCATATACTTATCAAAATAATATTCCTGTTGTTTAAGGTACTTATCCCTCTTGGCCATAAGTTCTTCCCATGCTAACAAAGATCGTTCAGCCTGTGTCATATAAGACTCCTTAAAAGCCATTATTATAGGCTCATAGTTATCCCAGTTGATAGAAGCATCCATAGCTATATCCTTAGCGGCTAACTCCCACCTATTAGGAAGATTATACATTGGTGACTCCTTACGTAGACAGAAGGCTATAGCCCACATGATATTAGAACTCTTCTCGTGGTTCTTACTTTTGTCCCCTCTAAAGAATGAATCGAAAACTTCCAATATTCTAAACTCAGGAAGTACGTCCCAGAAGTTGTTCCCTTTAAAATACTTACCTATCATATTACTCTAACCTTACTAACGTTATCATCACATGGGGTATATATTATGGTCCTTCTAAAAGGATACCATATACCTTCATGCGCTATCAGCTCATACTCAGTCTTTAGGATTATATCCCATAGCTCATTATTCGCTAACCTCAATATCTTTATTTTTTTTGGCATCTGTTATCTCCACTAATTTATTAATATGTTTCTCATTGGCTATGAAAGACCCTAGATATTTTACAAGGATATTCTCGTATGTACCAAAATCTCTCCTATTGCCAATGCTCATCTTATTCGCAATAAACTCAAACTCATGGAAGTACACATCTTCAATAAGATCATAATCATATCCTTCATTATTGGCTATCTTACGTAGCATGTCTTTAATTTCTTTCGGGACAGTTCTTATATACATTTCTAACGTAATTATAGATTTCTTCTATATCAAATATAATATCCTCTATATTACCACCTCCATCTAATATCTGCAAAACGACTCTTTTATTATCAATATCAGGAGGAAGCTCAAATTGCTTTAAGGTGTCATCTAGTTCATCAGAATAACTCTCCTCATCATAATCATTCATCTTCATTTATGTCAAAGTTAAAATTTACATAATATTTCTTATCAACTATTATTTGCAAAAACTTCTGCAACCTACCTTCTTTGTCTATAAGCCCAGCCTTTCTTATAAGAGAAATATTGTTATTGAAGATATCCTTGTTCATATCTATATCTTCTTGCATCTTTCTCTTTGTGGCTGTATCGTTTATCACTCTCCATCTAATATCTTCCTGTACATCTCTATATTTATAGTTATAATACATTAATATAGCAAGTACGTCAAGCTCTCTGTTACGCAGTGTATCAAGTGGTGGTATACTCCTTATAACCTCCACTATCTGCCTATACACTCGTCTTTGTGTTGTCTTAATCGCTAACTTCATCTCCATTGATCTTTTCAGTAAACTCCTTTATAAACGCCCTCTCATCTGACGTAAACATATTCTTAAGACCTATCCTAGAGGCCTCTTTCTTACACTTCCCCATTATGTTGTAGAATAAAGAAATAGCATCATCACCGTTATTAGTTATCTTAAACGTAATGCTATCCTCACTAAACATGTCTATTTGCATAGTTTCCAGAATAAACCCAACTGCACGTCAGTAAGATTTTCAACTGTATTCTCCTCTAATGTCAAGTCCAATGGAGATTCCCTTTCCAACTCAAAATCCTGAATCTTCTCACTCCACGATAGGATATCCCCATCAGACGTAACATACATCTCCCCATTAACAAACGAATTCGCTTCCCTTAAAGGGACACTCCCAAACTCATATACCTTATATTTCTCCATATTATATATTATTAATTTTTCATAGCTACTGAATCTGGAGGATTGATCAACGCAAACTCTTCCCCCGTATCTGTTCTGACAGCTGCCACATCCCCAATAATCTCAAACTTAAAAAACTCATCTCCCTCCTTTGTAGCATTAAACACTACTGTTAGGTCTTGTGGTAATTGTGACAACTCTATTATTAATTCTGTTACTGTCATAAGCCCCTGTTTAAATTTATACACAAAGATAAGTATAATTTATCAATTATCCAAATATTTAAGCAACTATTTTTAAAAAAAGAAAACCCCCTATCTCTAGGGGGCCTTTTTACTCAAGAGAAACCTTGTATTCAGAGTTCTCTTTCTTCTTCAGATACACGGTAAGAATACCATCCTTGACCGTAGCATAAGTCTCCTTCTTCACTACCTCACACGGTAGCACATAAGCATAATGGAACATAGGGGTAAACCGTGATTCTTTCATAGACTTAATAACTAATCGCTTGTTATTAACGATCCTTATATCTATATCCTCACGCGTAAGACCACTAACGCCCATACTAAAGACAATCTTATCATCAACATCATTCACATCACATGATGTACCTACGACTCCCAGGTTCTTATAGACCTGATATAATCCATAATCAAGTAAATTCATATCTATATCTTTTTTTGTAGGTAATCAAATGATATGCCAAACACTATACATTAACCTTCTCTGTAATCTTGTCAGGGTTAATGAAATTATCAGCCTTCACAGCTATCAGGATGGCACCCCTGCTGACAAATACAGCAGTACGTTCTACGCCACTAGCATCCTTATAAGGGAATCCTGTCATCTGGCCACCTACCTTAATTATGATATCCCCAGCCTCCATGTCAGTCACTAATGGTCCTACCTTGATTATCTTTATATAAGAATCATCATCCTTAGTACCATCAGGTGTCAACACATATCTCTTTGGCTTAATTAATTCCCCTAACATAATGTCAGCGGTTAAAATACTCTTCGTTAAATCTTTTATCTTCTCCATATTACTCGCTTTTAATTGCCCAATATAAGAGCCCCATTATTACCACAATCGCTACTACTACTATTATCATATCACTAATGTTTTACAGTTTACACACAATCCATACTCCACTAATAGTGTCCTACACACAGGACACCTAATCTCGTCCCTGTCCATGGTAAGGCTTTTTATATAGTTTACTCCCCTTGTTAAACGACATCTTAGTCTTTGCATGTACTCCCTTTCTCTTGATCTTAGTCTTTTGTTTCTGCATCTGTCCCATAGTTATATTCTACCTCATACCTCTGTTTCTTATAAAAGAAATATGTCTCACCCTTAAGGTATGCCTTGAGGTGTTTCTTCTGCATATTCTCATATTCATTCATCTCCAACCCTAGGAAACCACTATGTAGCTTCTCCTCCCTAGCGTTAATAGGCCCAGCAAAACTCCTTCCTCTCAAAAACTGTCTCTTCTCTCTCATATGCTATATATTTTACAATACAAAGATAAGTAAAAAAAATGACATCTCCAAATAATAAAGGAGGAATTTTTAGTTCCTCCCTATAAAATGTCTTTTTATCATACGACATTCATAAACCTTTGCACAGATGATCCTGATATATGAGGTTTATATTACCAATATTATAAATCTTGCCATCTAAATGACTAACAACTTCGTCATAAAGAACACCACTCTCTATAAATCTTAGCTTATTAGCACATAAAGGGCTGGGACAGTAATGTGTATTAGTGACTAATATTAACGCCTTACCATTAACATCCTTATATATACCCTCGGTAGAAGTGAGTGGTATAACAAAATTCCTCTGACAAGCAGAACACTCTGCCAGATCATTGTTCGTACAGTTAAACTGTAAAAAATCAGGTATAGCCATCTTATTCGTATATTATTGTTGCATCTAATCCATTACCAGTAGTAATAATTATCAGTCCTGTATTAAAAGGTAAGTCATAGTTCCACACACCAAGAGCAGTCGAGGCTGTAGTTATGAGACCAATAACAGGTGTAGTACCAGTAATATTATCCACAAGAGTAACAGTAGTACCAGATGTGTTATTAAATATAATACCGTGCAGAATTCCCGCACCTAGCTTTAACGTATGTGTAGCAGCATTACCAGATATACGATAATATATAGGTTGTGACTCATATTTACCAAGCCTATGTATGGACGCAACTCTAGTTGCAAGGGTAACACTACTAATAATCCCACTATTCAAACTATCAGCAAAGATATGAAAAGCCATAGTATTAGCCCACGTAGCAGTACTAGCAGTAACTAAGTGCAATATAACATCCCCTATGATAAACCACACTTTACTGTTAGTCCAATAGATCTCGTATGTGGTGACATTAGTAGTCGGAGTATATTGTCCTAGATTACCATTAAAAGTACTAACAACAGTTTCAACACCACCCTTACAGGTAACAATAGAAAACGTAGTACCAGATAACTGAAAATATGCACCATCAGTGACAGTAGGCATAGCAGTAGATCCCCAGCCTAATCCCCACCTTCTTTTATTATTAAGAGTACCAGTATCGCCAAGCTGTATGACAGCCCTATAGCGCATAGACGAACCAGAGACATACCTAGCCCTTCTGACACTAAAGATACTAGCACTAGCACCACTAGCAGTACCAGAAGTAATCAATGACTGAGCACCTCCTTGCGTAACAGCAGCTGGAGCAGCAGTAGCCGTGGCAGTCCAGAACCTACTATCTATAGTACTGCCCTCAAAATTAGCACCAACAAGTCTTACTGGCTCCACAACCCTAGTCTCGCCAGTAGGAGTATTCTCTACATTGAACCCATATTCATCAGTAGGAGAACCAACCTTAAGATTACCATTGACATCCAAAGACCTAGGTAAAGGATCAGCAATAGGACATAATACCGACTGAAGCCTAAACGAAGTAGTGGTGGCAAGATTAGTCGTTACTACTACCCTATAATAGCTAGAGATAGCCTGTATAGTCTTACCAAAGTTAGTACTAGCCTTATAATAATAGACATCAGATATATCCCAGTGTGGAGTACCTAGTGTAGGTGACTGTTCTACATACACAATACAGTTCTGATCAGCGAATAGTGATACTTGTATGCTGTTAACACCAAGTGTACTCACTGGTAACCCAGTAAACGTATAACTATTACCTACAGCAAGATTAACATCCGAACTATTTAAAGCATCAGAAACAACTTGCTGACTAATATGTGAAAAATAACTCATCTATTTAATATTTTTATATGATTGCCCATTTATTAGAAGCATAACACTGTATCAGTAAACAGTCCCACTGAAAAAGAGTCTGAGTAAGCTCATCATCTATAGTCTCAGCAACATGTCCCTCAACAGTGACAACACCAGTATTTATATTTTTAATTCTAAAGATCTGCCCTACTACTGTAGTAGGTAATGTGATAGTAAAATCTGTACTCTTATTACAAACAACCGTCTCATCAGTACTGAGAACAACATATGTATCAGTAACAGTAGTAATACTAGGAAACTTAATCAACTGCAACTGATCATAAAGCAACTTAGCACTAGGATATTGTACATCAGTGGAAGCCCCAGAGATAGACGTGACCTTATTAGCTTCGTCCTCCGGTACATAATCAACATTACTACTTAATATATCCCAGTTGGCAGGTGTCTGCCCAGGAGTGGTAACCTTAGCTATGATAGAGTCACCTATATAAACAGCATTACCGTCAAGCTCGCCATTACCACTTATAACCCACATATCCCCCTTCATAATAGCCCCAGCAGTACCAGAACCACCAGTAGTAGGATAAGCATCCCCAGAAGCATCATAAGCCCCTCTATAGTTTAATACATTGGCTACAGCATTATCTACATACGTCTTAACAAGATTATTTGTAGGATACTTACTAGTAGAAGCATCTAAGACACTATTCTCCTTATTAGCTACATTCTCTGCAGTGAAACCAAGAGCATCTTCCTTGTCATCCCAATAGTCCTTACTTACATCTGTGATGAACCTATGAGTAATATCTTCTACTATGAGAGTAGCTGGATGTGTATCAGGATGTACATATAAATTAGCACCATCCTCTATACCATCTAACTTATCCTTATCAGCGTCAGTGAAATCATTAGACAGATCAGCGCTATCCAACTTACCATCAACAACAACACTTAACTCACTAAAATCTAACTGTAAATCATTATATTCCTTCGTCTCAACATATTTATTGTTGATAGCACTAGGATACATCTGATTATGTGACTTTATCTGACTAGAACGCATAATTTCCCCTATTATTATTACCTTATTCGGCTTTTGTTTTGGGCATGGATATCTCTAGACAGGTTCCTTCCCTTCTACGATCCAGTTATCAGCTCAAAATTAGTCGGATCTTCTTTTAGTCCCTCCTATGCTAACGCTCCCACGTTGTCTAGCAACTCGTCCCACGCTTAACTCCTGTACCTTTTTCTCGGTGATGGGCCCTAACTAACTTAATAACTTTCAATACATCATTCCTGTGATGTGTATTATTAACCGCAAAGATAAACAATATATTCGTAACTACCAAATATTTTACCAATTATTTTTACTCCTTATAAACTTAACCCACCTTTTCTCTCTTTTTTGGTGTTATACCCCCACCCTAAATATATTAAAGTATAGTGAGAGAGTAGGGGTATACAGTAATATATATACCACGAGTGAGGGAGTGGAGGTATTCCTCTGAAGCACCCCTCTTAATATTGAGATTGGGGTCTCACCGGGCCTCAGAAATTAATTACTAATTTAAAACATTTATTGCGATGAAATTGAATTATTTTGTTTCTAAGAAGAATGGCAACTACATCATTCCTTGCAAAAATGGAATGATAATTGGTCATAGCTCATTGAGTCCTGAAGAATTCGAGGCTGGTGTGGCTGGCAAGACTGGTCGCTGGTATGAGAAGAACTACCTTGTAGGCTTTGACAGTGGAGTCAGTGGCACCATTACAGTGAAAGACCTTGCTCTGCCTCGGAACGAAGAGAACCTGCCTGTACTCGCAGGCGAGACTGTCTAAGATCCTGGAGCACCAACAGATGGAGCTGCACCTACGGGTGCGCTCCTTACCATTTCGTCGAGCGAGGTTCCCTAATCAGCCCTCTCATACGTCCGAGCGAGACGGAAAGAGCTGATGCTGTGGTCTTTGGAAGGTGTGAGTGAGTGGTAGTACTTCTCCTTGCCGTTTATCTCTCTTGTTAGAAATACCTAACATTTGCTCGATATAGATAGTAATAGTCTTAACCAATAATGAAATTGCTATGAAACGTAACTATTAAGTGTTGCTGCAGGGATGCAGCTATCATTACATATTCTTTTATGCTTCACATGCTGTTAAATGTGTCTATCGTGAAATGTATTAGTAACAATGATAGTAAGTTTGTCACCGTTAGATATCACATAATGGCGAGACTTTCTGAGTTGGCGGTAACTCAATTATATATAGATGAATAGCCGTGATAGTCGGCATTAAATGGAAAAACCTTCATTGCGATGGAAGAGGTAAATCGTGATCTATACACACTAGGCATGATGTGTGATTATATAGGATACAAATCTTATTGCAGTAATATCTGGTCAGATATCCTAAGTGCACGGATGTCAGATAGCTACGTTAGTAACGTTACAACTAATTATATAACATTATTGCTAGCCGTTACAGTCGGCGTAGTGAGAGCTCGAGCCACTAGCAATTAATATCTACACCGATTAGGTGATAATATCATGCATGAGCTACGTACCATGTACAGACTTCAATTATCAATTGATTTCATCTCATGCAAGGGCAGCTAATATAATAGAAATGGCGGAACCGTCTATAAGAGAATCCACTAGTATACATGGAAAATGGTAGTCGCAAAGGAAGATCTCTATATTAGCCTTCAGCATAGAAATATGTTGTCGTATAGTTTATATCAAAGAGACTCTAAACATTATGGTCATATGACTATGACGCAGGTCGTCCAACCTGACTGGGTATTAAACTAATTGTGCGACTAGCTATTGATACGCTAGTAGTATTAACATTAATATCAATAATTATGTATATTCACATTCCAGAAAAAATATCCAACGTATTGTATTATACAATAATTAAATGCTTTAGACATTCAAGTAAGAAAACTCATCAGAGAATATTGAATTTATTACCTATGTGTGTTTTAAGATTTGATTTAACTTCTTATTTTAGAAATTTACATAATAATAAATAATAATATGAGATTATTTAATTATAAAATTACTGGGAATAGCTATTATCCATTTGGTGATGTTGATTATTTTGATTTTGAATCTATATTACAAGTAAATGATGATTCATTATCTAGTGATGAAATAAAAGATAAGTTGATTAAGATACTTAATTTATCTACCGAATATAAAGAAGTTATAGGACATTTTTATGTTGTTGATATCAAATTAGAACCTATATTGATTATTTAATAATTATGAAAAGACAAGAAGCAATAGAAATATTACTATCAAATAGCAAGAAGCTTTATCAATATAGTAGGGCTGTAGATAAACCTATTAAATGCTCTATTGAGGGTTTTGCTATATATGTTGATGGATGTGATAATGTAACATTCATATATGGTGCTAGAAGAGGTGATGATGGTCCATGTTTCTATCGTAATGGTAGGTGGAATATAAGAATAGGGATAGAACTTAATTCTAATATAAAAGTAATATGAAAAGGTTTATAAAGATATTCTTTGCAATAACACTTATAATGTGTGTAATTAGTGTATTGATGTTATTTCCAATATATCTACGTGATATAACAGATAATAATATATTTTTTGGTATTTACTTTGTTTATCTGTTATTATTCATGAGTGCAATTGTATATTATTTAACAGACAAAAATAATAAATTTTAATTATTAATTTAAAACTGTGCTACTATGGTAAATCAGACAGTGCCCTATATAGGGGTACGCAAACAGGTCGTTCTTAGTGCTCCGAAAAGACTCTTTGTTGAGCGCTATTTGACAGCTAAAGGCAAGAGGCTTATTGTTCTTGCAAAGACTCGCAAGGATAAGGATAGTGTATGGGCTAAGTATGGTAAGAACAGATACCGTAATAACCCTGATGCTATTCCTTGTAGGAATGCTATTGGTGGAGTGTTAACTATAACACATTCATTAGAATGAAACTATACAAGAGTCATATGCGCTTAAAGTGCATAACCAAGAAAGGTAGTGCTGTTGTCAGTGCTTATAATATTGCCCTTCCTATTGTTATAGATCGTAAGACCTATAATAACCTACTCAAGTGTCACGGTGTTGATGGTGACTTAGAATACGTTAAGAAATATAACATATACATCTTTACTCAGCATGTGTGTATACAACGGAGTTGTGATTGAGACAGTCTCAGACTGGATTGACATAGATAAGAACTAGTTATGTTCAAGAAGAGAATATTATTTAACATATCATTCTACAGAAAAAGGGAAAGCTTCTTTTAAAAGAAATAAAAAAAACACAGAAAAGAGGCATCCTGAGGGTAAGAGAAGGAGGAATAGAGCTTATTTTAAAAGAAAAACTAATAATCTTCACGATAATTATGTTAAATCTTGTTTAAAAGGAATAAAAGTTATTAATATATCTCCTGAATTAGTAGAAGCAAAGCGTAATCAATTAAAATTACATAGATATGTCAGAGACAATAATCGAAGTTCGTGATTCTTTAGCAAAAGACCTTGACACTATTAGATGTGGTAAAATGAGCTTTACCATAGCAAAAACTATAGTTAGTCATGCTAATGCTATATTTAAAGCTGAAAATATAGTATTACAAAGGGAGAGAATAGAGGAGAGAGTTGACCGTATTAAATAGTCTCCTTCAGGCCTTGAAATGCTTCATGTAAGTCCTGAATTTACTTTAATATTAGATATATGTATAAGAGAATAAAGCCAATAGTTTATTCAAGATGTAATGGATGTGTGTTTAGGGTAGGTATTCGCAATACTGATCTTAACCAATGTGTTCGTCCACATACAATTGCCTCTTGTTGTTCAGAGAGTTCTCATGACTGTATATATATTCTTATGGAGCTCAATAAAAATATTAAAACGATATGAGATACAAAGGGATAAAGCCACAGAAGGTAGGTTTTTGTTATGGGTGTGTGTTTAATGAAGGTCATTGCTCTAGGTCTTATTTGATTGATGGTGAGTGTGTTATTGGGGGTGATCATAAGTATATCTTTATCAAGATTGACCTTAAGTTAAATAAATCGGTAAAAGTGATATGAAGATAGGTGATTTAGTTATGTGTATGCATGATGTACCAGTTATAAATGCTATAGCAGGATATACGTATACTGTGCAAGACACTGCGATGAATGGTGTATTTATTAAAATTAATAAAGATTCTCCATATCTTATTTCTGAGGATTACTTTGTATTAGTAAAGTCTACTATCACATTAAATAAACACACAAGAATAGTATGAAATACAAGCTTATAAAGACTGTGGTTAAGTCTGAATGGAAGAGTACATGTACAGCATGTGTATTTAACATAAAGGATGATAGTGGCATTCATTGTAAGCGTCCTAGGGACATTACTCAGGACTGTTTTACTCATAAAGGTGGTACTAAGCTTTATCATTTTGTTAGGACATGTGAATTACATAATAATATTAAGGTAATATGAAATATAGACGTATTGAAAGACCCGATAATAATGCGTGTTTTCATTGTATCTTTGGTGTTGGAGATTATGATACAGGATGTTATAGACATGCTAGTAAAGCTGCAAATAAAGGTGATAGTTGTATGGAGGATGGTATTTGGAAATATATATTTGTTCACATTAAAGAATTATCATCTAATATTAAGGTAGTATGAGGATAGGACAGAGAATAAAATACATAAAGGAAGATAATGCCACTTTTAAAAAAGGTAAGTACTATCATATCAGTGGTATACATAAATGTCCTTGTCCACATCAAGAGTTCTTAATATCATTACATGAGTTGGATAATGATCATGACTATACAGTGTGTTCTGATCCTAACTGTAAGGTACACTATAAAGGAAAATACTATAACCCTAATATATTTGAGACAACTGACAATTTGTTTAAACACATTAAAACAATATAATTATGGATAATATGGAAGGATGTCGTAACCTAATGCGTATAATAACAGCTTGGCTTATTATTATGACCGCATTAATAATACTATTATGGCCATGCTAAAACTAAGACTTATGTTCGTATCGTTGGTGATATTCATATTAGCTATCCCACCGATGATAAGTTATCTTACAAGTAACTTATTGTATCTCTTACTGTACATCTTCTGTGTACCTATATGTATTGGATTATTAGTTATTTACCTAATAGATAAGCATCATGAGTAATTCAGGAGGTATAGGTTTTGCATCGCTATTAACAATAGCGTTTGTAGTGCTTAAACTATGTCATGTTATATATTGGCATTGGATATGGATCATATCACCTATATGGATTGATATATCATTGGCTATTATTGTATTATCTATTATGTGGTTATATGGAAAAAGAAGATCGTAATCGCGTTATAATACTAGGTATTATTGTGATATTATTATTATTTATCTTAGGCTTATTATCATGAAAAAGAAAAAAAGTAATATGAATATAAATCAGAACTTCTGGTATTATGTCCCTATAATAGGGATATTCTATTGGTTAACAGAAATGTACGATGATAATCCATTAAGAGATAGCCCTATTGTCGGTTTCAATGCCATGTCCTTTATGTGCCAGATTATTGGCATTGCGTTATTATTATGGTGGTCTGGTATATTTGATACAACATTATTATGAATGAAGAAATATTAGCTGAATGTATTGCCAAGCAAGATATTCAGGATGATCATGAGTTCTTACTCTGTGAGAACCTTGCTATATTAAATAGTCTTAACTAATAATTGGTAGGGGAAGCGCCTACTTTTAATTGTACAGACAGAGATAACTCTATAAGCTTATCTGGTTAGTCCCCGTACCTATACGGGGGAGCTAGTTATTTGATAACTTAACAGGCGTAAAAATCGTGCGAGCTATGAAACATAAAAAATTTAAAAGAATAGATTCACCTAATGTTGGATTATGTTTTGGATGTGTCATATATAGGGATAATCTATTTGTTGATAATGGTAGTTGTGCTAATGTGCATCATAGCACCTGTCGTGATGATGGCAAATCTTATGTGTTTGTCTATGATGATATAGAACTAAATAAAAATACTAAGGTAGTATGAAGTATAGACTAGTAAAGGTTAATTATGATGATATTGGACATACATCTCTGTGTGCTATTTGTGCATTTGAGAAACTAGATATTAATGAATGTTTAAAATGGCATAAGCCTGATCATTATTACGTAAAACTATGTGTTATGCCTAAAAATATTAAAGTAGTATGAAATATAAAGTAGGTGATAAGGTAAAAATGACACAAAGACTTAATGGACATGGTATTCCAATTGGTCATTACGCTATAATAACTAGAGTACAAAAATCAGACCAAGAAAATTATTTTTATGAAGGCAAGGAAGTGGATCAACGTTTAATATGGGCATTTGATGATAATGAATGTAAAAGTGTGATTAAAATATCTAATAATATTAAAACTATATGAGACGTACGTTAGAAGCAATAAGAGAGATAGCTGATAAGACTGTCAGTGATGAAGAATTGGGTGTTATGGTAAGAGATTATCTTAAAGATGGTCATCCTAATAGCTTTATTAAGTGTTTTCATTGTGGTACATACATACCTGATTTTTATTCTAGATGTAGACATTGTAAAAAGTCTTTGGATGATGAATAAGAAAGTAAAATGCAAGAAGGATTTTCTTTATGGCGATGTCTATGTTTTATTTAGAAAGAATAAAATATACGATCTGAAATGGCAAGGAATATCAAGTGTAAATATTACGAGAGAACTAGTGGGAGGAGAATCTAAAGAAAGTATGTATTCTTTCTCTATTACAAATAAAGAATATAAAGAATACTTTTATAAATCTATTGCTTTGTCTAAAAACATAAAGACTATATGAGTGATTTTGTAAATACTAAACATGAGGTAATAGTAAAATGTAGTGACTATCTACCTAAAGAGAGTGGTGATTATGAAACTAACCTTGGTGTTCTTCATTTTGTTAGAAGAGCATATTCAACAAGAGCTAGTAACTATGTAGAGTTAAAATGGTACAAGAAAGTTATTATCTGTGATATATGTACATATAATCTAATTAAACCCCAATGGTGGAAAGAAAAAGAAGAACCCCCGATAAGCGTATCATCATCACCAAGTCAATAGTGATAATAGAATACAAGAGTGGTCATGATCTTGTTATTGCGAGACATGATGACAGAGCTAAAGCAATAATCAAAACTGTATCTTTTTAACTTAAATCAATCTATATGAAACTGAAGTGTATTAACAAACCAACAAAGTTCAAGAATCTATCCCTTAATAATGAATATGAGGGTATTATTGATGGTGATAACTATGTAGTCACTAATGATAGTGGCTTACGTGCCAAGTATGCATCAAAGTATTTTAATGTTGTACCTACAGAAGTGCCATTATTGAGTGCTGTATCTAGTCTTAGTTTTGATCTTGATGGCGAAGATCTACAAATCTTCTGCAATGATGAGGATCAAACAATCACTTTATCTCAAGCAAGTAATTCTTGTGGTATATATGATGTTGATGGTCTTGGTGGTATTATTAGTTTAGTCGAGGATATACATACTAATCTTTCACCAAACGTAGTTGGTACTCGACTTGATCTATTCAGACATATTATTACATCATTAGTGGCATATATCAAGACACAACGTAATCTTGCATTCATTACCTTCAGTGATAATCTCAATAATGCTGAAGAGATGCCATATAAGGATGTTATGAATGAGATGGCTGTTACCTTTGCTGAAGGTGTCAATCGTAACTCTAGTAACACTATACGTCTTTGGATATTTAACTAAGATCCTCCTGTACCCTTGAAAAACTCGGATTAGTTCAGCAGGAATTAAAAGGGTAGAAAATGGTGGTGTCCCTTGTAGCTTAATTGGTAGAGCCTTGGATTGTATCAAGAGGTTGTGAGTTCGAGTCTCACCTTGGGATCTAATATAAATAATAATCACATAATGAGAAAAATATTATGTATAAATGATGTTAACTGTGCCCTTATTAAAAAGGGAGAGATATATGATGGATATCCATTATTTAGCGAAAACCAAACATTAATAGGGTGGAATATACCTGGTAAATATCATAAATACCCTGTTAAATGTTGTGAATTAGTTGCTAAAACTTTGAGTAAAAATATTAAGACAATATGAAAGTAATATGTATTGATGATACTCCAGTGGCTGGTTCTAAACATAAGTTAGTAAAAGGACATATATATGAAGGTGAGATTTTAAGATATTATGCAGGTGAGGATAGATAGGAGATAGAAGGACATACTGGATGTGTATATTTCTTCCATAGGTTTAAAAAACATCCTAATAATCTTTCTAAAAACATTAAAGTGATATGAGACTAAAGCTTTTGTGTATTGACAATAAGGGGACAGAAAATTTTTTTATTCCATTAATAATAGGCAATACATACCATGGGAAACTAGTACCATACGGTAGTCAAAAGAGATATCAGATAGAAAATCATAGTCGCTATCTTTATCACTTAGAAAGGTTTAAAATAATGAGAGACTTATCTAAAAATATTAAAGTTATATGACTACATTAGAAAAAAGACAGTTGATAGAAGGTAATATAATGATGTCTAAGTATCTCTATGGAGAAGGTAATACAGAATTGTATTATCAAGTAGGTTATAGAGGCACTAATCCTATCTATAGGCGTGCTGATGAGCTATGTGATAACCAATGGACTAACTTCCATAACAATTGGGATCTATTAATGGATATCATATGTAAGATATCTAAGGATGAGCATGACTCATTCAGTAATGGTGATATATTACAGACTGAGATACGTAATCGTATGTTTCAGTTTGCATATGATCCTCAGTACGTGTGGGAAAAATGTCTTGAATATGTGAAGCTTAAACTAACTGTATGATACTACAAATAATAGCAGGCTTATTAAGTTTGTCGGGATATTATTTCATAAGTAAGAATCCTAGGTATTCATATATATCATTTATATTGTTAAATGGTGTGTTATTATTATCTGTATTTAACATAGGATTAATTATTAATTCATTGTTTAGTAGTTATTTTTTAATAAAATATGAATATGAAAGATCAATTAATCTCATTTGAGACAGCTAAATTAGCTAAAGAAAAAGAATTTACTTGGGATAATGGTATGGTAGAAATAGACAAAAGAATGTTTCCTAACTTACCAAATAAAATAAAAAGACTACCTACTCAATCTTTACTTCAGAAATGGTTAAGAGAGGAATATCATATTATAGTAGAATCACAGTTTGTTGCAGGAAAAACTACTAAAACAGCTTGGTATGATTATATAATACATGTATCTGATGAGTATGCTAGAAAGGATTTTAATTATTCAAGTATTAATCTTGAAATGAAATATAAAACATATGAAGAAGCTTTAGAAATAGGTTTACAAGAAGCATTAAAATTATTATGAATTACAATCAAGCGGAAGTCGTTCTGACTATGAAAATTAGAGGAACGCAAGCCATACGCGGCTCCTATTCACATTTTTATCGTATTGATAAGGATGGTAAAGAGATTAATGGAACAAGGATGGAAAAATCCCCAGTATTCTCTGAGTGTAACAAGACATTGAAGTTGGGTAATGAGTTCGTGCAAGGTGCGTTATCTGAGCCACCTAAAGAGCTTAAGCATGAGTTTCGTATTCCCCAATGGAGAAAGCTCCCTGAACGCAAACGTATATCGTTTCATGTTCATTCTTATGTTGTGGCTATGCACCCTGAGCATCGTGGATATGTAATGGAAATATTATAACATACAATAAAACCTTTATTATGAATAGTAAGTTTATAATCCTTGGTAAAGCCAAGGTAACCTTTAATCATGAATATGAACTACGTAATGTAGTTGACAAGAAATCAAGTCTTGTGTCTCTAGTATCATACCCTGTAGCAACAAGAGTACTTGTTGAGACAGAAGGTGGCAAATATCATGCTAAGGTATCACCATTCTACAAACAACCATTTACTTTTGAAGGTGGTCGTAAATATGCTCTTAAAAAAGCATTAGCACAGGATAAGAAGCTTACGAAAGAAGAACGTCGTAGGATATGGGAGGAGTATAATAAACTTAAACCTGGTGGTAGATGGTAACCTCAACTGCAACAAAACACGATGATACTAATAAGTATCCTTGTTTAAAGATCCATGATAATGGCACTATAGGGCTATTTAATGAGTTGGGATGTGTGTTTGTATATATTCCCACTAAATTAAAAGGCGATAACAATGTCGGAGATTTTTTAGATGAATATGATCTAGGAGATTGGATTCCTTATAATGGAATTGTAACACTACAATCAAGCTAAATGATAGAAAGCTTTAATTATATAGTAGGCAAATCGCCTGAGAATGCTTGGAGAAGGAATAACCTTCTTGCTGTACATGGCTGTATTGAGACTCCTGATTACTTTGAGGTAAGATTCAAGTTTGTGGAGTATTATAATAATCGTTCTGTTGAGGTAAATCTCTTATATCAGATAGTTAAATGATAATAGGAATACCTGGATGGAACATGGGGCCCAATTCATTTGGGATTGGGCTCACATACCTCGAGTTTTTACAAGAGGTGTTATACAGTAGTGATATAAGGATACTATTACCAAATACTCCTGTGTTGACTGATCTTGACCTATTAGTATTACCTGGTGGTGCTGACATCAATCCTAGTAGGTATGGTGAGCCACCTGGATTCTATACTGACAAGCCTGATCTGATAAAGGAATACTTTGATGTATTCATGCTACCACAGTATATTGAGCAACGAACACCTATATTAGGTATATGTCGTGGATGTCAGGCTATTGCTGTGGCATTTGGTGGTAAGCTAATACAGAACATGTATCATGAGACTAATAAGGCTGATGATCCCTATAGTGGTGTTCATAATATCACTGTTGCTGATAAATCTAAGAAGATAAAGGTTAATAGTAGACATCATCAGTCTATACGACCACCAAATGATGATAGCCCTATAAAAGTGATAGCTACACACAGTAATAATAACTATCATGTAGAGGCCATTAAAATACAAGATTATCCTATTACAGGTGTACAATGGCATCCTGAGGATCTTATTGAGGATTCAGGTGTCAATTATGTATGTCAATTAGTAAATAACATAATTAAAAAATAACTAAAATGGAGGAAGAGAATGAAGGAATGAAAATTGAAATTTACGGTAATATGTCAGAAAATACATATAATGACCAACAAATACTTGTTTATTTAGTAAATAAATATGAAAAATAATTTGGAAATCTCATTAAAAATGCTTATATTTGTACTCTAAATCATAGAGTATGAAGAAAATAAAATTGAGCCAAGGAGAATTTACATTAGTTGATGATGATGATTTTGAATATCTTAGTCAATTTAAATGGTATTGCAGGAGAGATAGAAATACGAGTTATGCTGTTAGAAAATCTAGTCCTAGTAAAACTGTTTTGATGCATAGAGTTATAATGAAAACCCCAGATAATTTATTAGTTGACCATATTGATCATAATGGATTAAATAATCAAAAAAATAATCTAAGAAACTGTTCAAAAACAGAAAGTCAACAAAATAGAAGAACATGGAGTAATAGTGGATACCTAGGTGTTCACATATGCATTAGAGCCGCAATTCAAGTTAATGGTAAGTGCCTTAGGCTTGGTACTTTTAAAACAATTAAAGAAGCTGCTATTGCTTATGATAATGCAGCAAAAAAGCATTTTGGTGAGTTTGCAAATTTAAATTTCAAGGAGTAAATGGAGTTAAAGATTACCGTTGAAGAACTAAGGAAGATGGGTTTATCATTAACCCAGTATATTGTGCTTTGGGGTTTATATAATCAAGTGAAAGTTAATTATTTAGTGGTCAATGAGGAAGGTATGGCTGATCTCCTTAAGAGACAGCTCGTAGGTTATTCTACCACCACAGGTGAGCTACTATTAACAACTAAAAGCTTAGAGATATTTGAACCACCAAGCGTGTTATTTGATTCTTTTATTGAGATCTTTCCAACAAGAGTAAAAAATAGTGCTGGAGTAGTTCGGGTGTTATCACCCGACTCTCCCACTTCATTGTCTGGAAGGAAGATCAAGCGTAAGTGGCATAGTATAACAAAGAATAATACTAAGCTACAAGAGCATATTCTAGAATGTCTAAAAGAGGAGGTGAGAGTGAGAACAAATATGGGAGAACTCTATTGGATGCGTAATGCTGAGACTTGGTTAAACAAGTGTACATGGGAAGATTATGAATATTTATTAGAGCAACCAAAAACAACAGAAAACTCATTTAATAAGATTGGTGAGATTCGTTTATGATTGCTAATAAGGTCATAGAATCCCTTGAGAAGAATAGAGGTAAACGATTACGTGGAGACCTAATAGCTATACCGTGGTCATTAGCGAAATTATCTTCATTGATACCTGGTGTAGAGAAGAGTAAGTATTATTTAATATCGGCATCACCTAAAGGTGGTAAGACTCAGTTAGCTGATTTCTTATTTGTCTATGAGCCTATAGAATGGTTTATGAGAACAAAGCCTAAGATGAAGCTTAAGATACTATATTTCTCTCTTGAAATGAGTAAAGAGAGTAAGGTATTGCAAGCTATATCTTATAAATTGAATAAGGATTACAATATTAGTATATCACCACAACATCTACGATCAACATTTGCTGGATATATATTAGATGACAGGGTTCTTAAGATAATACAATGTTCAGATTTTCAGTCTTGGTTGCGTAAGTTCGAGTCTATCGTCACATTAGTTGATGATATTCGTAGTCCTGATAGGATACACGCATTTGTCAAGGGTTATGCTGAGAAGCATGGACGTTATATTATAGAGAATGATATAATACAAGATTATATCCCTGATGATCCAGAAGAGCATATCATTGTGATATGTGATCACTTATCTCTATTAATGCCTGATAATGGTGATACTTTACATATGGCTATGTATAAGTATTCAGCTTATCACTGTCTTGAATTTCGAGATAGATTTAAATATACAGTAGTAAACATACAACAACAGAGTGCTGACTCAGCCAAACAGCAATTCGACTATAGAGGCAACTCTATATTAGAGAAGGTAAGACCATCACCTGATGGCTTAGCAGATATGAGACTATCCGCAAGAGATGTTAATCTCATGATTAGTCTATTCAACCCATATTCATATAACATTGAGGAATATGAGGGTATTGATCTTAGACGAATAGGAAGGTGGCATAGAGAGTTATTTGTTAATCTTAATAGGGATGGTATGGCTAATGCTCAGTTACAGTTATACTTTAATGGTGCTGTTAATGAGTTTATGGAGTTACCTCGTGAGATGGATGATACTATGTATAAGTTAATACAAAACAAAGTAAATAAATTAATAACGTAAAAGATTTGAAATTACCAACGGAAAAGAGTGGGGTGACAAGACAGTCACCAAGGTTCATGATCATATTTTCTAAACCAAAAAGTGGAAAGACAACAGCTATCTCTCTATTAGAGGATAACCTGTTGATAGATCTTGAACATGGAGCGGGGTTTGTAGATACAATAAAAGTGGAAGCTAACACAATACAAGAGTTATTGAAGTGGGCTGAGCTTATTGAATCTGAAGGTAAACCGTATAAATATATAACACTTGATACAGCGACAGCCCTTGAGGATGAGATAATTATGCCTCTTGCAATACGGATGTATAAGAATACACCAATGGGAAAAACATACGATGGAGATGATCTACGTAAGTTACCTAATGGTGCTGGTTATTTGTATATTCGTGATGCATTCAAGTATGTCATTGATCGGTTCACAGGTCTATGTGATACATTGATCCTTACAGCTCATTGTGTTGAGAAACAGATTGACAAAGAAGGTAAGGAGATGTTCGAACTAGAGATGGATCTATCAGGTAAGCTTAAGAGAGTGATGGCATCTAAGGCTGATGCTATAGGGTTCTTATATAGAAGTGAGAACAAGACATATCTTAACTTTAATGGTGGCGGAGACACTATCATAGAGGCAAGAAGTCCACATCTTACTAACAAGACGTTTCTTTTAATAGAGAAAGATTTAGAAACAGGAGTATTCACTAATCATTGGGAT